CTATTGAGTGATTGAGGTAACAGCTAACTGATAGCCCTGCCAGTAAGAAGATCTCCCCATAACAGTGATCACCTGACCTTTCTGTAATAGCATCACCGACAGCGCCATCTCATCAAAGCCCACGACACGCAGCGGGTAATCACTGCGCTTCTCACTCTGTACCTGCATGGTAGCGACTGCCATCACTTTACCTGTCTGGCACTTTATACGCTTGGGTGCAACGGTTATCTTCCCTGTGACCGTTGCTGTATGAGATTGAATTGCCATTTATTGCTGATCTTCGGTATAGATACCCGCTGAAATAATCGCCCCACCGATTTCACGCGTCCCGTACAGAACAGGAACTGGATTTCCTTGTGCGGTCGTATTTACCGGGCCACCAAACGCATAGGAGGGCTTATTTTCCGGTGACTCACGCATTCTCAGCCCGGGCATCTGAGGGGAAAGCATCTGGACAACGCCACCGAGTGCCATTGATGCCCCCGCAGCCCCAACGGAAAAAGCCATATTCGCAGACATAAATCCGACAGGACTCCACACAGCTAGAGCCAGCAACGCAACCCCTAAAATAGTTTGAAACAGTCCGGCGCGTTTACTGCCGATAATGACAGGCAGGAGATGAATAGTTTCCGTCCCTTTTGTCATATCAATCTCATCCTGACTGATATTTTTCCCACCGACAAAAATGGCAAATGTCAGCCCTTTTTTATGTGCTTCCGTCATATATTTTTCAAAACCGGGCAACAGGCAACGCATAGCACTCATTGCATGACGAGCATCTTGTGCTTTGTATTTAAATTCTTTGCCGAAACGAGAAATAAGAGAACCATGTAAACGCACGGTTCGCATCGGAACATCGATAAAAGCCATAATTACCTCTGGATGATCTGGTTTTTCAATCATGGTAAGAATCAATAGGTTAAAATTATAACACTTTCCTATGATTCACTGCGAACGTAATATGTATGGAGTCAGTTACATTCAGCAAAAGGTATCATCGAAATGGTGATACCCACTTTAAAGATGGTCACGATTTTGACCATGTTGTTTTATAAGGCTTTTACTATGACGGCTTAAACTCAAGCCCTCCTGTGTGTGCAAAAGCGTCAACTGCAAAAAACTTTTCAGTTGTGAAAATCTCACATGAGCAAAAGGTGTTGTGATTTCCCCAATACCCTAAGTGGGATATCCCACTTTGAGATGATCCCGTTTTTTATTCATGAATAAAATCAAATATATACATTAATGTTAACCGTAACCTATTGATTGTTAATAACTCTGTCTCTGTGCCAGAAATTAGTAAAATCAATGGGTTAGCTAAATCCCATCAAAGCTAGCCAGCCGTTGCTTCTGTTCCTCATTGAGACTGAAAGCAAACTCTTCATGCTCACTCTGCCATGTACCAAAGCTCATCAGGAACGCAATGGCGGGGTCAATCTTGTTCGCGGACTTCTTCTTGTTCGGCTTGATATTGGCGTTAGCGTCTGTCTCCATCACCACATTGGACATCGCCCATGAGAGAACCGGATCGCCATTGTGACGAATGACCTTACGATTAACGAACACTTCGGCAGATTTAGCCACCGGGCTAAAGCGCATGTAGGTTTGCGGGAATGGCTCAACCTCAACCCCTGCACCCTGTAATTGTGTTCGTAGATGGGTGGCGTTCCATGTATCAAAGCCCACTAATTTGATATCAAAGTGCTGACTGTCTTTGAGAATGTCATCACGGATACGATCATAATCAATGCAGTCGCCCGTTGTGGTGCGTATCCAGCCTGATTGTGCCCACTGTCGATAAACCGCCCGATTCTTATTGGCGGGATTCTGTAGCTGGGCTTCGGGCAGGTAATGACGGGTCAGTAATAACAGTTCATTATCCACGGGGAACGTGTAGCAAATACTGGTGATATCGCCCGTTGAAGATAAGTCCAAGCCCGCGTAACACTCCAGTCCTTTCAGGTCGTTCTCGTCATAATCAGTCTTACAGGCTTTCCATGCGCCTTCACCCATCCACGGCGTTTCCCCCTGACACCAGATATTAAAACGTTTGGTTAACATCTCTGTCCATTGTGAGGGAATGCCACGGGCTTTCTGTATCGTGTCATGCAGTGCGTCACTGTCTACCGAGACATCCAGATTGGGATTGGCCTTGATCCAACGTGTTTCATCGTCAATCTCGTTCTCGTCGTCCAGTTCGTAGATCAGGGCAAACAGCGAGGCGTTGTGTTCTTCGCCATTCAGTATCTGACAGCAATAATCATAATGCTGTTTACAGGCCGATATCACGTTACTGCCCGCCGTGGTAATGGCAAACAGGACACCTTCGGGACGTGCGCCCATCCCCAATTCAAGGGCAGAGTACACGGCGTTATCGGGGTGCAAGTGATATTCATCCACAATGGCAAGGCTGGGATTTGTGCCTTCAATCGTGGCAGCTTTCGCCGCCAGTGGCTTTAACAGGCTGTTGCTCTTTGGATAGGTTACTTTGTGCTGTTGGATAGATACCCGTCTCTTGAACGGCTTTGATAACAGGCACATCTGGCGGGCATCATCAAAGACAATACGCGCCTGATCGCGACTGACAGCGGCGGTGTAGATATCTTGTTGTCCCTGTTCCATCACGAGGAACCAGTTCGCCAGTATCGCGGCAACCGTGGACTTCGCATTTTTGCGCGGCACCTGAATGTAAGCACTGCGGTATTTTCTGCGTCCGGTGGCCTTGACTTTGAAGCCGAACAGGTTGGCAAAGGCAAATTGCTGCCACGGCTCCAAGACAATCGGCTTACCCCGCAAATGGCCTTTGACGTGCGGACAGAGACGGGAGAACGCAATAAAACGCTCTACCACCTCAGTATCAAACGTGTAAAGCGGGTTGTTCAGGTCGTTATGATAGCGTTTTACGGCCTGTTTCAGTCGCTTACAGGCCGGAATTGTGCCATTTTCGACATCCAGAGCGTACTGCTCCCATGCATTCACTATGACCTCACTCAGGCAATCAGCACATCTAAATCATCAGGTTCGTCGCTTTCTATCGGATTTCGGCGGCGGGATACCGGATCAAAGCCCAGCAATGACGACATTTTTATCATGATTTTTTCTGCATCGGCTTTCGCTTTCAGTGACGGGTTGCTGGTCGCTGCGCCGCGTGAACCTTCCACCGCGAACCCGCGCAATTCAATGTCGGCCACGGCTTTACGGTAAATCGCATAATTGACGCAATACAGTTCTAAGTTGTTCCAGTCTGCCGGACTGAGATCCTCCCGTTCGTTAAGAATCTTGGCTTTCGATTTCCATTGCTCGGCAGCGATATCATTTAAATAAACCGGGGGTTTGGGTGCTCTTGCCATAATATATTGTTTCCTATAAAGATTACTGCTATTGAAAAAAGTGTCGCGCATAAAAATTTGAGGAGGCGGCGGTGCCGCGAGGCAGGGCATTTGTCATTTTTGATACCCCTACCCCCTCTGAGCGTCTCTCTAACGATTTCGAAAGCATTCCATTAGCTCCTTATTGCGTTGTGTCTTGCGCCTCGCTGTAGGCTTCTTAGGCGCAATCTGATTTTGTTGTCGATAGGGTTCGCTGTGCTTCAATAGCCCTTTAATTAGTTGTTCTGTTTCTTCCTTATTCATGCTGGTACATCCAGTCATTACGCTTTGCTGCCTCTGCTTCCAGTTCCCGATATTCACCATTCTTGCGCTTCTGTTTGGTTATCGGGTCATGCTTAAATGTCTTGGTGTTATGGCAGCTATGGCATAAGGCTTGATGATTAGATGCAGGCCAGAACAACACATCACTACCGCCATTAATCGGGATAATGTGATCCACAATGATTGCAGGTGTGTAGCTGTTCTGCTTTAAGCAATGCACACATAACGGGTTAGCCTTGAGGAATTGCAGGCGGTATTTATCCCATGCAGGCGTATAGCCACGCTCACGCCTTGAACCTCGTTGTTTATCCTGCTGTCGGCTGATTTCTCGTTGATGCTCCACACAGCGACCCGACTTTACCCGCTGTTTGCATCCGGGATAATTACAGCGCTTTAAAGGTTGCCACGGCATCAGTAGATCCCCACATCACGATAGACAGACCACAATGACTTGATAGTGAAGGGGACTTCTTTCAGTTCTGCCTCTATCGCCATTGCCCGATTCTCATACAGCAAACCGATATAAAGCAGGCAACCCACCTTGATGGCAGGTGTCAATTCCAAGCCTTCATCAAACCGTTTGCCGATATGTTGCTGGCAGACTTCTAACGCAGCGTCGGCATAGCCCTTAAGGAGTGCATCCTCAAGCGTATCGCTTTCATCTATCCGGCAATGCTGCTTGATTTCATCCAATGTTATGAGAGGGTTACTCATCTTTCACCTCGGTTTTTTTAATACTGACCTCTTGCTTCCATGCCTGGCTAAACTCATCACCACCGTCACGGGGGGATAATCCCTCGCGTTCACGGGCTTCATTCGGGCACATGACACCGGATTTAATCGCCGTCTCGTAGCTCTGGAAGCGTTCTTTCGGATTGGCGCGAAGCAAATCGGCGGTATCAAACTCGACTTGGTAACGAATGCCTCGTTTCGGGGATGCCATCAGTAAGGCGGCTTTAATTTGTTGCTCAAAGTTGGCAAGCCATGGGCGCATGGTGATAGTCAGAAAAGCGCGTGAGGCTTCACTAAAGTTGCTGTAGGTGCTGTTCGAATACTCTTGCAGAAAGATCGGGCTGACGTTGAACATACGGGCGATATCATCAATCGTGAAGCGACGGGAAGCCAACCACTCGGCATCTTGGTTACTCATGCCTAATTGCTGGTAGTCCATCCCGCCCTCAAGAATGGGTGTTTTCCCTGCATTACGAGCACCTTTATAACGTTCGAGGGCTTCCAGTGCCTTAGCGCCTTTTGTGCCATCCAGCCACTCAGCGGACTTGATAACCCCTGCCGCCATCATGCCGTCTTTCATGATACTGGCACCGTGGCGTTGTTGTGCCAGCCCCAAGCCCAATGTCTCTCGGCAGATGGTAACAGGTGATCGCCCAAGAAAGCCGTCTTCGGTGGCATAGCGTAAATGTAGAACTTCTTCCTGTAAGTAGGTTTTTACCTTCCCGCTATAAGGTTCGGTAATGGTGTATGAGAATCGGTGATCGGATAGTCGCTGAGGGACAACCGCTGACGGTGGGTAAGGGTGTAACGATTGAGGCTGACCATCCCGCCCCCAGACAATCACGGCATAGGCATTACCATTGAGTAAGCAATGACGCATCAGGGTTCGCCTAAACTGAAACGGGGTCTGGCAGTCATTCGGACACTCATTCAGCAAATAATCTACGGGGTGATTACTGAGCCATTCGCGGGATTCTTTGCCGTTCTGGTGCTGAACCCGATACAGGTAACAAGGCATGGTGGCCACCGCTTCACTGATCACCGTAACAGCGTTCATCACGGCGGGTAAACCTTCCGCTGTAGACGGTGAAACATGCTCGCCCGATTTGGTGTTAGACACGCCCGCCAGAGAAAGAAATTCATCAATGCTCATGCTGCGGGTTTCCGTGTCTTTTCGCTTAAAAGGCCACATAGTTACACCTCGGACAGTTGCAGCCAGTAATGACGCAAATCAACATGATTAGGCTTGGCGGCATTCAGGGAACGTCTGGCAATCTCAACACTGCTTGTCGGATAGGCTGGAATGCTGGTAAGGCTAATTTCCCGTAGCTCTGCCTCTAAGACGGTTCTGACATAGGGGTCTTGACCCACATCCCACTGATCTTTAATGGCACGAAAACCAAAGCTAACACCTTCAATATCGCCCCTGTCAATCATGGTGAGTGCATCACGTCCTAGCTGGGTATCAGGTAACAACAATTCAAAGCGCAAACCCGTATCATCTTCGCTCACGGTCAGGGTTTTAGATGACGTTCTGCCCAACAAAGAGGCGTGCTCGTGTTCCCACAAGAAACGAATATCAGCGTTATTGGTTAAGCAGGTTGCAAAGGCACTTTTATCGAATCGCTCAATAAATTCACCAAATAGCAATTGTGAGTTATCCATCCAGCGCACGGCGTAACCGGTTATCTTTTTCTCATTCAGGGAAAAGTCTGCCGTTCTTAATTCAATATCATTCATTGTGCTACCCCGTGATTTTTATGGAAACCATACTTCTTTTTCTCCATTTCATAAGCTTGGTGAGCATCATGAGGTGTGTCATAACAACCAATATGCTTCCTGCCTTGTGGTGCTTGAATCTGTGCTTTCCATCGTTTTCCGTGACGGGTCACACCGATATAGCCAGAAGTGTTTGTATTTTTTAATTTCAAGTTTTTAATATTTTCTTGATGGGTAACCAATCGTAGGTTTTTTATTCGATTATCAGTTCTGTCATGATTGATATTATCAACCTGTAAGCCAGTTTCTATAACTCCGTAATGAAGCATCCAAATTATTCTATGTTGCGTATATTTTTTGCCATCAAGGGTGACACCTAAGTAGCCGCCAGTATTTTTAGCTAAACTTACTTTTTTACCTGAAAATTTATGATTGAATATACGCCAACCTTTCAATGTGGAAAAATGACACTGAGGTCTCTCTTTCCAACTCAGCTCGCCATTTTTTTCATCGTAGTTAAAACATTCATTGAGATAGCTTTTTGTGATTAGCTTCATCTTATGGACTCCAAGACTGAAAAGGGGCTTTTCGCCCCCTCTCGCTTATTTACTGGCTGCTTTCACTTCCAGCACCTTGATGGCGTTGGAGTCCACCAGACCACCGCCCAGATATTTATCGGTACACACCTTATAGAATCCCGGCTCGGTGATATTGTCGGGGCGGGTACGGGTGCCGGTCTCATGGTCAACAATGAAATAGCCGCGCTTGAAGTCACCCAGACCAATCACGCCATCCGGCATAAATTCAAGGTAATGGACAGACAAGCCCAACAGCATATCGGGATCACCGGCTTGTAAACGTTCACGCCAGATATAATCCCCATTACCGTTTTTCAGCTTTTGCACCTTAGCGGCCGTCGTGGAGTTCATCACCCAGACGGAATTCTTGCGGTATTTATTCTTAAGCAGGAACTTAAGGTCAATCAGGCTATCCGCCTCAAGCGTGGTGGCTTCCAGTTTTTGCAGCGTGCCAAAATCACGCACCTTGTCGCTTTTCGTGTCGCGGGGATAAGACAGAAAGCCTTTCGCTTTTTTACTGCCGTCACCGCTCACGAGATCCGTTTCTTCGGTATCGACGAACGTATCGGCAATTTCTGAGGTCAGCCAGCCTAAGATATCCACATCGCTAAAATCGATGATCTCTTGGGTGGTTCTGGGATAGGCATAGATAGGAAATAACTTGATGCTCACTTCTTCCATCTTCGGCGTGCCAGTCTCACCGCGTGCCTTACCTTCTTCCCCGTGTGCCACTGCCGCGCCACCGACCGAAACAAGCTGTTTATACTCGTTGCTGCGGGTGGTTTTGAGAGTACAGATTTGGCGCATGACCGACTCATCTGCCAGTTGCTGCATGATCTGTTTATTCAGTTCGGGGATAACGGTATAGCCGCCCTCTGAGGGAACGCCCGTAGACAAGGCGCGGGTTTCTCCGGTCAGAATATAGTGGCGCAACTCGTCATTGCTGAGGTTTTCGCGGGTCGGTTGGGGTTTGCTTGCCTGATTGCGTTCTTCATCAGACAGTACCTCATAACGGGCGATTTCTGCATTCAGAGCATCGGACTGACTACGCAGTTCGTCGAACTGTTTCGCTTCATCGGCAGTCAATGAACGCTTTTCGTCTTCGGCTTTGGTGAGCAGCGAACGCATTTGTTCGGTAAAGGTTGCTTTTTGCTGGCGTAATTCGAGCAGTTTTTTCATGAAAGGGTTTCCGTAACAATGATGTTAAGACGTGAAACCAGCTCTGAGAGGGACAGGCCGAATAATCTTTTTCTGCGTCTCGCAGGCTACTTCTCGCAGCTTGATTAAACGACCTTATGGCGGCTCACGTCTGAGTGCCATCTCTCAATATATATATGAAAAATATAATAAAAAGCCCCATACTGAGAGGGGCTAAACAGGCGGAAACATGAGGACGAGATATTTACAAAACTTTACTATCCTAATAAATGAATCGCTGTAAGTTGTGAGTCTGTAGTGTCTTCTAAATTACGCAAACTTTTTCTTACTCGCTTCAACTCCAAAATAGTTAATGCCTGATAGCAATGTTCTTCTGGTATGCCTAATGATTTTAACGTGGTAATTTCATCTTCTAATTCATCAAACTCAAATTGTTCAACTGCCATAACTTCACCTCTTATATATATTATTAATAAAAATCTGTGGTCTCAGCGGTCTCAGTGGTCTCAATAATCCTAATTAATTGTTTTTAAAGAATTTAACTTTAAAATTTGAGACCACATGACCATTTTTGAGTGGTCTCAGTTTCTTATCCTACAACCCCTTCACTTCATACGATATTGATAACTAACTAATTTACCCGTATTGCTGAGTGGTCTCAGCACCCAGATTAACCACCATAGTGATAATAGCCACCTGCCAGAAAAGAAATGTCTTAAAATAGTAAATGGTCTCAATACTTACCCCTATGGTCTCAAGTGGTCTCAATTTAAAAATAAAAAGATATATAATTCAGTTAATTAATAAAAATGAGACCACTGAGACCGCTGAGACCACTTGTTTTTTGTCTCATGTGAAAAAATTATTCCTCTTCATCTGATTCAGGAACCAGTACCATGATATAGGCTCGCTGCTGAATCCCTCCTAAGTGCTTAAGGCGGGGCGTTTTTCCCTGATAGCGATTTCCTTTGGCAGGCTTCTTGAGTATGCCGCTTTTCACTAACGCATCAGCGAACATATCCACATTAAAACCCTTGGCGATCTCCTGCTTAAAGGTGGCAGGTAAGGTATAGAAAATCACCGGATCATTATCATGGAGGCCTTTCTTTTCCCGATATCCGGCCAATTCACGAATGGGCAGATCTCTTTCATCATAGGGCAGAGGGGCATATCGACTCATGCCGTAGGTACTCAGAAAGGCCATGGTTTGTTCTGCGATTTGTTCAAACTCTTTATTTCCTGTTCCGAATTCTGCTACCCAGACATTAAAAATGTATTGCAACGCATCACGGCATTCTCTTTCATCCCACCCCGTGATAGTTGAACCTAAAATCATAGCGGCTTCTAATGCAGCGAAACGATCACTGACCCGTTGCACTTGCTCACCGTAGCTTTCAGGAATTAATTTACTCCAGCGTGTTTGTGCATCAATGTACGCTTGCTTGGCTTCTGTCTGGTGCGAAGAGAGATAATCAATCCATTTTCTACCGGCTGCCCCGTGGTGCTCACGACAACCCCGCTTTAAAGTATCAGCGTGAGCCTTACCATTTTCCAGACCGTGTAACTCCTTCGCCCGTTCCATCGGAATATTCAGCAACCTGACCAATTGTCCGGCATTAACTTTGATACCCGCTTCCGTTAAGAACGTGGGAATATCTTTTTCTCCGGTACTGATAGCCACAGTCCGCCAGCTTGCTATTGGTCGGTTGCCTCCCTCTTTCGCTCCCTGAATTTTGCCCTTACCGTTAAACAGCGTATAGGCTGACATGTGAACATGTTTCGGGTTTGCTCCCTGTCCGACTTCATCCAGTGACAACAGGCCGTCATTGTGCGCCTGCGCTTCATTCGCAATACCCAATGCAGTGCCGTACCACGTCAGACGCTGCTCATCTGGTTCACCGTATAAACTGGTGGCGATATCAGCGGTTGTCGTTTTGCCTGCGGTTGACTGGGCGTACAAATGAATGCCGAAGCCATCAGCCTTGACAACGCCTATCATTGGAGCGGCTAAAGCTGTTGCGATACCCAGCATCATAAACGGGTTCTTATTTGCCAGTGCCGCCACATTCTCACGCCAGCTTTCCGGCGTTCCTGAAACGGTATAAGCATTCGCTGACGCACTTCCGCCAACAAATAACACGGGTTGTTCTGGCTTACCGATAATTGAACCATCCGGCATGATATACGCCCCTTTGTGCCACCCTGTTTTTTTGGTCACACTCCATGTTTCTGTAGTCGGCCTTCGAATAAACCAGTCGCCCAGAATTGCCCTGAGATGGTTTTTCGTAGTGACTTGTACACCCGCTGCCTTGAGTATCCGCCACCCCTCACGTTCGGCGACATGTTCGGAAGCAATGCCTTTAATAATGGGTTCTTTCTTACCTTTAGCCTTCCAGCGGAAAATACGATATTGCTCACTCTCATCACCATCAATCTCCCCCTCTCCGATAACTTCAACAGGTGAGCACATCCATTGCTCAGGTTTGATGATTTCGCCCGTTTCTTTGTCTAATTTAGGAGTAATGTAAAAAATCCCGTCTTTCCGAGCCTGCGTAAAGGGGATTAACGGATCGCGCTCTTTCTCGCGATGGTCATCTAAATTAATCACTACTGACTTTGACACTGACGCTTTCTCCCCTACCTGATACAACCCTTGACTGAATGCCTGCTTTGCTGCCTCGATGTCGTGATGCTGGCGATAGTCGTCCCAGTCGGCCTTGTGCTCTGTTGGCGGTAATGCGATCCACCCGTCGATAGCTTTGGCGGTCTTCTCGGCTGCAATCTTGCCGACGTTCTTCTTGGGCTTGCCTTTGTCGTCCAGTTCGCCCGGAGAGTGCCAGTCATTATCGGCGGCAAGGATGATTTTTGCTGTTGTCCACTGTTCCCTGACTTGTTTAGCCACAGTCGGTAAATTGCCTTCATCCATCGCCGCCAGAACCACGCCCTCATATAACTGACTCACCGTTAAGGCGGTTGCATAGCCCTCAGTAATGATGATCGTGTCTGGTGTTTCGGCTATGGGTGATAAGGGGATAAAACTGCCCTTTTTCTGTGAGCCTGAGACAAGGCGCTTTTCACCGTTCGGCTTGATCGTCTGTGCGCCTGTTACGGTTCCGTCTAACGCTTGCATGACCAGTAACAAAGAACCGTCTTTCAATAGCTTCTGATTGGGGCATTGCAGCCCCTTCTTAGTCAGATATTCCGATTGCCCCACCGTAGTTTGAGCCACCAGCTCGTTAACTTTTCCGGCTATCGGGGGAGCCTCCGATTTGGGAGCCTCCTTTCTGGCTGGCTTGGGTTCTGGCAAAGGTAACACCAGTGCATCAGCAACGACTTTAGCCGCCTCAATAATCGTGATCCCCTTCGCCCTCACCAACAAATCCAGCCCATCACCGTGATTCGGCTCATCGCACTGGCGACAATGCCAGTCACCGTGACCGTGATCGTCCATGAAGTGAAAACGGTCAGTGCCGCCGCAGAGGGGGCAAGCGCCATGCTTACCCTTCTCCGGAACATCCACCCCACAGGCAGCCAGCAATCCTTGCCAGTGATCCTTCGCCGCCATTTTCACTGAACGGATATCAATATGATTTACCATTTAGGGAACCCCTCACGGTGATGGATTTCAATCTGAGCATGCCGTTCTGTGTCGTTCAGCGCTTCGGCAATTCGGGGCAAGTGCATCAGGGCTTCACTGACGCTGTGCAAGTCATCTCTGGCCTGTTCCTTCGTATAATTTTCATTAGCTCCTGCCCAGAATCCCAATTCGCCGATTGAGGACAGTGCAGCCATTACACCACTGAATGCCGCTTCGGAATTCATACGCAAATCTTTGAGTTCTTCGGTGCTCATACCGTCGAAATTAGTACGTACCAAGTGGTTATAGATATCAGACATAATCAGGCTCTCCCTGCGTAGGTGTATTCTTTAGTGAAACGGCTTACTGGCATGATGCACGGGGTGTGATAACCATTACGGACAAAGGTCACGCGGTTAAAGGCCACCGACAGCACCTGAACGGTTTCCCCGTTCTGATGGGTGTAATAGTCATGGGGGGCAGGGTTAGGCATGGTTCACCCCCTGACGAGAAACAAATACCAGAGAGGGAATACCAGCCAGTAAACGGGCTTCACCTTCACAGTCCGCCAGAACAGTAATGAGGCGCACAGGGTGAATATCCACCAGACGTTGAGTGCCTGATGCAATTAGGAATGTAAATTTAAGGCGAGTTTGGTTATGCTGTGGTGTATCCATAGCGTAAGACTCCTTTACGTTGTGGTTAGACGCCTCGATAGTGTTGGTAGCACTTCGGGGCGTTGTTTTTTTCTGCCTTGAACTACTCAAGGTGCGATTCACTCTACGTCTAATTGAATCGCACTTCAATACTTTTTTTATAATTTTTTTTGTGTATACTGAATCGCACTTATGTATAAGGAGTTCAGTAATGGCAACAAGTTCTAAGAATTCTAAGTCGCAACAACTAAACGCAAGATTCCCACATGAAGTTGTCGAGGAAATGGAAAAATATATTGCAGAAGGCGAAAACAAAGCACAATTTATCGTTACTTCTGTCAAAGCTGAGATCAAGCGCCGCCAGCGCAAAGCTAAAGCATCATCTGAACAGTAACTAACCGAGTGAACATTATTCACATGGTTATCTGAGTAATAACTAACCAACCCGATGTTATCGGGGAGCCTAACTAACCCTCTTAAAGATGGTAAGTTGATTGAACAATAACTAACCACACCTCTTAAAGAGGTGAGCCTAACCAACCCAAAACTATTGGGTAGCCTCTTAAGCTGTTGTAATTCTTCGTAAAGAAAATCTGCTTTACGCCAAAGGGTAGCATTCGCCATGCTATCCTTTTCTTTTTGTGCTCCACTCAATGAGGATCGCAAATTAACCGCGTCGCTAAATGATACGCGCATATTATGACCAGACTGCAAATATGCCGTCTGATTATATATCAATGGGTTAGGTAACTGACCCAAAGTTATTGGGGCAGCCAAAGTGAGGACTTCAACAGTAGGACTCCTTAACCTCAAGGAGTCCCTATAGTTAATAATTCCCATCACAGCACCTCTCGCAACTCTATTCCTTTCGCTGTGTAACCCTGAACCCGAACACCCTCGACACGGTGGCGCTTCTTAGTCAGAAAACGGATGTGATCGGCATAGACATAAAGCCACTGACCATCTACAGCAATATGCTCGAAGGCTCTCACTGGTCGTTTTGCATACTGGACAAATGGATTAAACCTATTGATTTTATTTATTTTTTTGTCCCAACCCCCTTATCATTTCCTGTTTTTCTGTATAACCAAAATCTCTCACGTTTTCCGGTTAGTTTTCTTGTGCGAACGGGAACATAACCCAACCGACGCATAAGCTTGCTGAACTCAGCATCATTACGGATTAACTTGCTTAGATATTCCAACGGCTCACGCATCCAGCCTTTAGCCTGATAACACTTCGCCAATTCATGATGCTTATTGAGAATGGTGTACTTATCTGGCTGGTTTGGATTGCGGTATAAAATCCAGTTATCCACGGCCTGTTTCCGCTGCTTCTGGTCAATCAGTAGTGCGAACGTCGCTAAAGGTGTGCCATTTTTACGGGTGTGATATTCAGAACTGATTGAAGTAATGATATTCAATGCGTAACTATCAATATCCTTTAGCTGGACAAATCCATAATAGTTACCACTATTCAAATGGTTAACTGAGCGCACCTCTGAATGGTACTCATGGGATTGCTTATCCTTGCCTGTCAGCCCTGTATCACTTTCTGCATCATGAACCGATACACCAGAATTGAGCCAAACTAACCCCTGACCGTTATGACGTAATCCCAAATCGGTGAGTGTAGAAATACCTTTGTTAATCGATGACCAGTCACCTGAAATAACTGCTTTGCGGATATTTAAAATATCATTCTGGCTGTTTTCAGCGTGAGCGAGTCCCTGACCATTTAAGGCCGTATTTTCAGATTTCATATTTTTACCCTGTCTTAATTAATTTGATTTTCGGCTGTATGGGTTATTCACGTTCTCCACTGTTGGCGGGTTGCGTACCCAATGCAGCAAATCACTCAGTAACCAAGCGCAGGAATTGCGGCCTAGTGGTTTACGGGCAGGGAAGCGGCCTTCATTCTCCAGTTTCCACGCTGACGTTCTGGAAATAGAGGTGATGTGATGGCGTTCCTTTTCACGGATAAGACGATCGTAGGGTTCGCCATACTCGGAAAGGATAGAGCGGCGTTCTTCTGGTGTAGGAGTGTTGTATCGAATGGTCATGCTACCCTCACTGTTTAGCTGTTTTTGTGAGGGTATTTTCTACGCTTAAGATAAGGCTATCATCAGAAAGAAAAAAATAATTTAATCTTATAAATTTATCATTCAATTATTTATTAGAAATTTCTCGCTCGATTTTTTCTAAAGTTTCATAGGTAAATAATTTATCTGAAAATGGTTTGATAGTTTGGGCTATTTGGGTGGAATCATATTCCCCTTCTGGGTATAGTGTTACAGACAGAACCCCGCCAGTTATTGAGTTTCCAGTAGCAAACTGCCATAACTGCAAGTCGAAGAAAGCGAAAACATTATAATTAATTATCTTAGATTTAATAATTTCCCAAGAATTATTAAGTAATGATGGGGCTTCTTCAAAATCTAATTCTCTTCGCCATTTTTTTAATAATACTCGTAACTCATTAATAATTGTCTCATCTTGCTTAGTCAGTAAATCTATACCACATACAACACCGCTCCATGAAGTAATACTCATATTATGCATTTCATATGCAGATAAATGGTTATATTTCACGTATTCATCTTCAATATTAACACCAATATCAAACAGGTAGTTTTTAAATATATTTAAATGACCAATAGAAATAGGAATTATACTTGGCGATGAGCTAATCTTGCATTCATTTCCAGATCGTTTTATGATTTTATCATCTGAACACAATTCGCCACAGTATAAAACATTATCAAAGTAACCTTCTTTATTATATCTACCAGCAAGTAAGTCATTACACCTACAAAGTATTAAATATGCTATTTCATCATCAGGCAATGTTTTTATTTTATTGTATTTCTCAATGTCAAACCATTTTGGCAAATCACTTTTTTTATTAATTCTCAT